GGCTAGCGGACGTCCAGAACGTTCCAAATGCTTCACATCAGCAGTTGGCAAACTGCCTTGTTTCAGGAAGTATTTGAGCAAGGCGCCCTCGCCATCCAGTGGATTGCGAGGAGACCGTGACTTCACAACCCAACCCTTAACGGTTGGACTGTGAGTCTTACGGTCAAATCCCGATGGTGAAACGCCATCGAGATCGTGGCGACCGAGGATAGGAGATGAAGGCTCAACAACTGGGTAGTGCTTGAGAAGACTACCCAAGATGTTGTCCAGATACTGAGGGACTCGTCTGAACCCCTTAGCGTACAACTGATTCCGTAAGGAAACAGTTGATACTATCCTATCTACGTCCTTCCGTTTAGAAGGTAGCACCCTGCGAACCTTGACTGTTGTAACGTCTCGGCCGCGGAAGTAATCCTTCCCACAAGACTCTCTGAAGTTGCCATTCCAGAAAGACTTGTGGCGGTTGACCTTGAGCCCAAAGAGCTCAAGGGACTCGCTCACGGAACGTGCATATTCTTTGGGAACGATGATATCGTCACCAAAGATGCGCACCCTACCATGATATGACTTGATAGTCTGTTCATGGAACTTGGTACCATGGGCTCTTTCGATTCCCATGAAGACAATGGTCAAGAAGACCATTGCTTCAATAGGAAAACAAAGAGCAGAACCCATAGACGCGAACTTGGTCAAAGGAATAATTCCATGACCAGGCACATCAGCACGCAGACTTCTACATGACTGCACGGCATCTGAAAGATGCGTGTAGCCAGAGGTAAGTATCTGAACGAGCTGATTGGAGACACGATCGCTCGCTTCACTCAGATCGAGTGTAGCAAGAGATCCATCAAGCGAACCCACACGAGCGAGGTCCCGATTAGGACCTTGATCGGTAAAACCGATCATGCCACCGAGAAGAGACGAACTCTCCAAGGCAGCCATCAACGGGTGAGCTAGGGCCTGTTGTGTATATTGCATACACGTAGGCTCTATGGCAATGATGCGTGGTGTCTTCAGCGTTTTAGGAACGGCGATGACCCTTACGGGCTTTTCGTCTTCCGGGTCGACGAACTGGACGGACTCGAGGTTTTTGTAATACCTTGAGTTGGGTAACAGGAAGTCGGTAGATATGAAACCTCCGACTTCCAGTCTCCAGTGCCATAAAGACTGTCGATACTTCTGGTTTCCCAGCAAGCGGTCGGCAGTGGCACCGGGCCCGTGCTTTGGAACGAGTTCATTGAGGGCGACGAGATTATCGACGCTACCAAGAACCCGACCAAAAAGAAGCTTAGCCATACGATTGAAGTCTCTAGTATCCACTTGAGACCAACCACGACTGGCTTCTTCCAGTTCCATCTCGATTGCCTGATACGCGTCATACGCGTGCTTGGTTCGCTCATCAGAGCAGTCAAGCAAGATCTTTGAGACAAGACGAGAAAGCTGTCTTATCGCATAGATTGCGTCTAACGACGGATCAGACAACATAGTACCAGTGTTGCGATCAAACACCTGATCAAGGAAACCCCCGAGAAATCGGGGGGTACCTCGCCAACGTCGAAAACCGACGAAGTGCGTGTGATCTACCTGACCGAGGTCAAGGGCTTCATCGAAGTCCTTACCAAAGTTAGGCAGGGTTATCGTTAGAAACGATATACCTTCAGTGTTTGAACGTCGAAGGACGGTTTCAATGTCCTTCGTGGCGCTAACACGACACCAGTCGCCCAATTCTAGGGCGACTTCCCGCCAAAGAAACACAGGACTTTTCATGCGCTGCTCCTTTCAGGGGCTAGTGCATTCCTCGTTCTGTGTCACTCTGATCTCAGATCTTAGCCTTCCCCACCAATAAGCTTGGTGATGTTGGCACCCGTCGAGGCGGTCAGGTTGGCAAGAAAGCCATCCACGACAGCCTTGGCGGTAGCAGTATCGTAACCGTTGGGAGTGTCCACGACCAGATAAGTACTGATCGAGTTCTGGACATTCTGACCGGAAACGAGAGGATTCGCAATAAGCGAATCGAACTGCAGCCGAATAGTGTGACGGGTCCGCTTACCATATGCATGAGAAACAAGCATCTGGTAAGACCGGTCAGCCGTAGCGAACTTACCACCGTTCTCGGTGGAGCCCGTACGGTTGAGCGACTTTGCAGACCCAGAAACAGTAACGGCCTGAGGATCAGAGAACATAGAACAGATTCCTTTGAGGGTTGATGGACCTTGTAAGGTCCATTGATGAAGCAGTTCTCTTTTTGAGAGTCTGCTGAGCCTTCACAGGCGTCGGGGTGCCAGGGTTATGCCCAGGGCCCCGAGGATTGACCATTGACGGGCACTAAATCCGCCAAAGTCAAGTCCAAATCCATAAGGAGTTGCTTTACGGCGCATCAACCGTTTACCGGTAAAGGTCTCACGAACTTCCCGGGGCAAGTCTGTACCTCTCGGTACATTCGCCCTCTGGTTGATTCGTGTGACACGTCTGAAGTTTTCCTCCATGACGTAGCCGTAACGCAAGACGAGGCCATCTTGACTGAAAGCTGAAACGTTGATCATCAACGGTCCAACTTCGGCAACCCAGTCAATAAGCCAAGACCACGGTGCTAGATTCCATACAACCTCAGGCGAAAGCTCAAGGCCGTATAGAAGTCTTGCCTGCGTAGCGATTCTCGAGACCTGCGATTGCATCGCCGGCTCATAATAGAACGTGTAGCAGCCAGAGAAGGATTGCTCCCTAGTTTGGAGCTCCGACACTCTGTACGTGGTAAGACCGGAAAACGCCCCAGGTTCGACGTTGGACATAAATACAACATTCGACTCCGGGAACACAGTGTTTGTGATAGTTTTCCGAGGAATGGAACGGTGACGCCGGACATTCTTTCCAGAATCTCTTTCCAGTTGCTTTAGCTTATCATCACTTTCAGTGATAGCTTTAGCAGCGGATTTGAGATCCGAAACGAAAGGCTTCCATCCGAATTCAAAACTCAGATATTCAGAACCAAGGGTTCTGAAGAAGGAAGTCGTTTCCTTTAGGGATGAACCTATAATGTGGGGCAAGCCCTCACGATAGAGTTCAGCTAAAGAAACCGCCCCGGCGACCGTGGGACTAGTAGGAAGCGTATCTGCGATGAAAGTCGTGCCGAGTGTGACCAAGTTCGTAGAACTAGGTGGCACCCAGTCGAACAACTGAGCATCGGTAGCTTCCGGATCAGTGAAAGCAGCAGGATTGGGGCCAGTGGCTGAGCTTACGTTAGCAATACAATTGCCAACGAACCACAGATCACTAGCCGCCGTCGAGCGTTTTCCGGTACTGAAAACAGTATCAGAACTTTCACTGCTCTTGAAAGTAAGTTTGACAGTGTCAAAGTTACCTCCAACGTCCCTTACACCCCGGCCTTCTGGCCAGGTGTGCCCTTCCGACACAGTAACCTGACGGTCGTAGAGAGTAGTACCCCAAGGGGTCTGCTCCAAACCCAAACCGACCTTTGTCCTATCACGGTAGTTAATACCCGAATAGGCATGAGATCGGAGAGTTCGCCGTTTGGTTACATACGTCATCAAATCTCCTTATGAAAGGTGGGAAGACACTGTAGTGTCCGACTCGCGCCTGGAGCCCCGTAAGGGGC